TCCCATCGTCAACCCTGATACCGGCAAGCAGCTCTGGTGTCGATGCAACATCTGCTGGGGTAGGTGGCTCGCACAGTGCAGTAGCGTAATCAAGGACCACCAGAACACCTTCAGCTGCGCATGCGGTGATGCTCCGTACGAAGACGTCATCGACGCGTATCGCGAGGTGCACTGGGAGGGTCTTCCCGTCACGTACGGTGGTCGCATCGACGCCATCTTCGAGGACGTTGAGACAGGACAGTACTACATCGTCGACTGGAAGACTGCTGCGACGATGGCCGAGGAGCAGCAGCGAATGATGTTCCTTGACCTCGACGACCAGATCGGATCGTATGTCTGGGCACTCAATGTCTGTGGCATCCACACCGTCGGCTTCCTGTACACGGAGATCAAGAAGGCCTACCCGATGCCTCCGGAGATGCTGACGCGACGCTACAAGGGACGTCTCTTCTCCACCAAGGCCGACCAGCCGACCAGCTACGAGATCTTCCTGAAGACCGTTGAGGAGAACGATCCCGAAGGCTTGGCTACGGGGGCATACGAGGAGTACCTCCAAAAGCTGAAGGATGAACCTCTGAGGTTCACGGCGCGCTACACTAAGCATCGTAACACCAAAGAGCTGAACGTCATCGCGAAGGACATCTACGAAGAGGCGTGCGACATCGTCGACCCGAAGCTTCGTATCTACCCAAACGCTGGACGATTCAACTGCCAGACGTGCGCGTTCAACCAACCCTGCCTGGAACGACGTACCGGTGGCGACGTGCAGTACACCCTGGAGTCGCTGTTCGACAAGCGCAAGTATCACTACTGGGAGGACAAGAAGCCCTCTACCGAAACCAAGGGTGGTGAGTAATGGATGCCGCTACTGCATGGACGATCGTCGCCTGTGTACTCATCACCGGCATCGTGGTTGTCTTGGTGACTGCCATCAAGCACGACTACCACTTCTTCAATGAAGACGAGGACGATGTCCTATGAGCCTCTCACCTATTCCGCTTTGGGTTCGCTTGAAGGACGAGGAGCCAGCCTTCATCAAGATGGAGGGCGAGTGGATGCTCGTGGGCAAGGCTGAGGACCTTCCAGTAGGTCAGCCTGCAATGGTCACAAAGCGTACTACCGGAGATGAGATCGAAGTCCACATCCTCGAGCATGTCATGTACCGACGCGTCAGACATCGTGGTGACACTGACCTGACTTACTATGTGATCGCGAGGTTCAGATGAGAGTCGTCGAGTGTAACTACGAGAACTGCAGTGACGACAAGCACCATCCGTACTGCAAAGAGGCACGCTGGCGTCCTTACGCTCTGCCGATCAAGGAGTCCACTGCGATCAACATCCTCATCGGACTCTTCGCGCTCCTGATCATCGTCATCATCGTCGGCATCTACCTCTTTGTGAGGATGACATGAAGCTCCCTCGGTACGAGATCTTCAATGGCGGTGGGAACTGGATCCCGCTTCTCATCTTCGTTATCGTCATGTGTACACTTGTCATCACGGCATTGTTGGTGACCAAATGAGCCCGCGCTTCAAGGGCTTCCCTGAGGTAGAGAAGGCAACTGCAGAGATGCTGCGGAAGCTGGCCGATGCCATCGAGGCGGGCGAGGCTAGACTGGTCGAGTGGAACCGAGCGTCCGGAGTACACATCCTTCCAGGCATCGAGGTCGAGGTGGAGTACATGTTCAAGGTTACTAGGTGGGAGAGCTCGTGAGTAGCGCACTGGAAGTCATCACGCCCCGTCGTCTCGCCGGGCTCAGGATCGTGAAGGCCGCCGATCGACCACCGTTCATCAACATGTTGGTATATGGCAACAGCGGCGTGGGCAAGACTCGCCTCGCAGGATCGGCAGACGCCATACCATCGATGCGAAAGGTGCTCATCATCGACGTCGAGGGTGGAACGCTGACCCTATCGCACAGCTACCCGAACGTCGACATCGTTCGCGTCAAGACCTGGGACGACATGCAGGCCGTCTACGACGAGCTGCAGGCAGGTAACACAGACTACAACACAGTCGTGATCGACTCACTCACCGAGATCCAGAAGTTCAACATGTACGACATCATGTCGGATCTCAAGAAGAAGCATCCCGATCGCGACGAGGACGTTCCGTCGATGCGAGAGTGGGGCATCAACCTCGAGCAGATGCGGAAGTTCGTTCGCGCCTTTCGTGACATGCCGATCAACACAATCTTCACCGCGCTCGCCAAGGAGGAGAAGAACTCGAGGACGGGTATCATCCACAAGACGCCCTCCCTCTCCGGCAAGCTCGCAGGTGAAGTCGCTGCCTTCCTGGACATCGTGTGCTACATGTACAAGAAGGAAATCAACGGCGAACTGCAACACATGCTCCTGACCACCTCGACGGAGGAGTTCGTCGCGAAGGACAGGACCGGAAAGCTCCCGTTGGTCATTCAGAACCCGACCATGGCGGAGATCTACAAACACATCCAATCCAACCACTACCAGGAACAAAACAAACCAATCCAAGAAACCGAAACGAAGGAAGTAAGCAATGCCTGACGGTTTGCGCGTCAACTTCTCCGACAAGGAGGCCACGAGCCAGGCTCGTGAGCCGCTCCCAAGCGGGAAGTACCACTGCAAGATCACCGACATCTCCCTCGAGGTGTGCGGGCCGGAGAGCAAGAACCCCGGCAAGAACTACTGGGCGGTGGAGTTCACCGTGCAGGGTGGCAAGTACGACGAGCGCAAGCTCTGGACCAACGTCATGCTGTTCGAGGGTGCGCTGTACTCCCTCTCGCAGCTGATGAAGGCCACGGGCTACGACGTCGAGGCCGGTGATGTGGACGTGCCTTCGCCCGACGAACTGATCGGCCGCGACGTCCAGGTTCGCTGCATCGTCAAGGCGGCGAACGAGGAGAAGGGCTGGGACGCTCGCAACGAGGTCAAGGGCATCATGGCTTGGGACGACGGTTCCAAGGTCGCCGGCGCTTCCTCGGGCGGCAAGGCCAGCTCGCTGCTCCCGTAGTGACGCAACCCGCTAAATGAAGGTGACGACGTTCGCTAGGGGATGGCGGGCGTCGTCACCTTTCGCCCGAGAGGGAGTGGTATGCAAGGTGTAGAGATCTTCTTCAAGTACCTCTTCGGGTCTGCAGTCAAGGGCTACGTTTGTCTAGCACGCCTGAGTAGTACGAAGGACCGGTGGAAGGAGACCTTCTTCCAATGGCCTGAGCAGCTCGACATGATGGTACAGTATGTGGGCAAGAACGTTAACACATACAACCTGTATGTATGCCCTCAGATCCTGAAGGAGCCGATTAGGCAGAAGGAACACGTACTCGCATGTCCATCAGCATGGGCTGACTTGGATAGCTGTTCACCGAGTGAATGCATCGTTCCGCCGACAATCGCTGTCGAGTCGTCTCGCGGACGATACCAAGCATACTGGCTGTTCGAAGAGCCACAAGATCCGACAGAAGCCGAACAGATCAGCCGCCGCATTGCGTACTACCACTCTTTCCAGGGGGCAGACAGGAGTGGCTGGGATCTCACCCAGATGCTACGCATCCCGAACACGAACAACTTCAACCACGGACCAGGGGAGATCGTAAAGGTCCTACAGGCTAGTCGTGCTAGGTATCGCATTGAGGACTTCGCAAAGTATCCGCAGATCATCAAGGATGCAAGCGAAGACATCCCGATGCCTGAACATCTGGAGGACACTACAGCAGTCGACATACTTAACAAGTATGCAGCAGTACTACCTCCACAAGCAGACTTCCTCTTCAACAACGTGCCTGACAGTGCTAGCTGGAGTGAGAACCTCTGGCGTCTAGAGCTGACACTCTTCGAGTCAGGGCTCAGCCTCGAAGAGGTCTTCATCGTCGCTAGGGAGTCTGCCTGCAATAGGTACAAGAGGGACAATCGGCCAGAGGGACAGTTGTGGAAGGAAGTCTGTCGTTCCCATGTTAAACATGCGGAGATGACTAGACTAAACGCACCCCAGGTCCCGAAGGCACAGACGCGGCTCCTGTTGAGTTCTGAACAGGAACTCTTGGACTCTAGTGGCGAAGCTGACTTTGTTCAGGAGTACATCAAGTGGGCTAAGACGCTTGGTGACGCTGCGCCTCAGTATCACCAGGCAGGTGCACTCATCATCCTCTCGACGTTGCTATCTGGATCGGTTCGGCTGCCGACATCGTTCGGCACGATTAAGCCAAACCTGTGGTTCATGATCCTGGCAGACACGACGTTGACGCGAAAGTCGACAGCAATGGATATTGCAATGGATCTGATCGAGGAGGTCGATAGTAGTGCCATCTTGGCAACGGACGGCTCCATTGAAGGACTCATGGGTTCCCTTAGCACCAGGCCTGGTCAGCCTTCTGTATTCCTTCGGGACGAGTTCTCCGGACTCTTGGAGAGCATTACCAAGAAGGACTACTACGCAGGAATGGCAGAGACTCTTACTAAGCTCTACGACGGGAAACTCCAGAAGCGGGTCCTGAAGAAGGAAGTCATTGAGGTCAAGGATCCTTGCCTCATCCTCTTCGCGGGAGGTATCAGGAACAAGGTTTGTAGTCTTCTGACTACCGAACATGTGTCGTCAGGTTTCGTGCCGCGCTTCGTGTTCATTACAGCTGAGTCAGATGCTACAAGGGTCAAGCCACTCGGACCACCGACACAACCGAACACGCAAGGCCGCGACTCGATGTTGACGCGAATGCGTGAGATGTTCAACCACTACAAGGTGGAGCCGCGACTCGTACAGATAGATGGCAAGCTCGTGATGAGCGGACCGCCTCACTGGGATGCTCAGCTGTCACCAGAAGCTTGGCAGAGGTACAATAAGCTCGAGGCGGATATGATGCGGGCAGGCCTTGAAGCTGACCAGGCAGACATCCTCACGCCTACGTATGACCGACTCTGCAAGTCGATACTCAAGGCGGCAGTACTACTCGCAGCAGCAGGTCAGCGACCGGCAGTAGGTGAACCGGTGAAAGTTGAGCTGCACCACTTACTGTACGCCATTAGCCTGGGAGAGGAGTGGCGTGAGTACGTAAACAATGTAATCCAGGACGTTGGGCTGACGCAAGGTGAAAGAGAGTATCAGCGTATCCTGGCACTGGTCAAGCGTACACCAGGTATTAGTCGTTCGAGAGTCATGCAGCATCATCACCTCACGGCACGTAACGCTGACATGATCTTCTCGACGCTTGAGCAGCGTGGCCTGATTCAAAGAGTTCGAACAGCGGGGATGAAGGGTGAGCGTCTCTTCGCAATCGACTCGAAGCCTGCCGCAACCAAGATCACAACCGATATCGTCAAAG